TAATTATTATAGGCATGACAAAACATAGTTTGATATCTCCTTATTTCAAACTAAAGTTAAAAAAAAGCCCCAATTAAGGGGCCTTATATTATGGTGTTAGCGTCAGCGCCTGCCACGCAAAGACCGATGCCCCAGGGTCGCCAGAGCAAAGAACTGTGATGGTATTAGCACTAGGTGTTACTTTTTGAATCGATACAGCATTAGCGCTCGATTGAATAGCAACGAAAGCTAAATCTGTAGCAGCCGCACCAGTTGCTGTAATAGTTACAGTTGCAGAGCCACCAGCTTCTGTATGCTTGTTTGCAAACTTAACAACTGCCGCAGGTTGCAAAGCAGTAGCGAGTTTTGCTTTGGTTACAGCAGCATTAATGATTTTAATTGTAGTCACAGCATCAGCTGCAATTGTTAATGCTCCCGATGATGCTATTGTCGCATCCCCAGACATTGAAACTGCTGTGGCTACTCCCGCTGCGTTTCCCACTAAAATATTAGCAGTAGCTAAAGGTAGAGTAGTGCTAGAAGCAACCAAGCTCCAATTACCTGAACTATAACTGATTTCAAGCCAAGCTACTTGTACACTTATAGCACTTGGAGAGGACTTGATAGTAACCAGCGCCATGTCTGATTCTTTAAAGCTTGCGCCATCTTGCTGTGCTTTGTTCAAATAACCTGCTGTAGTTACAGTAGCCAAAGTGTCATTTGTGTCAATGTAGACTACACGAGGCGTCACGCCCACCAGTCCTGTTACAGATGTTACAATGTTTAAAATTGCCATGATTTATTTTCCTTTTTTTCGTGCCGCACGGATATTATCAACTAAATTAGGATAAGGCCTCCCCGCTTTTTTTGCCATAGCTTTAGCGGCCGATTTTTTCTTAGGTGATAATGCTTTTGGTTTGCCAAGTTTAGAGGGTCTTGGCTTGTCCCAAATTTCTTTTTTCATCTGCAATCCCATTTTTTTAATGCTAAAGCCTTTCGGGTTGGACGACCTTTTTCGTCTTTCATAGGTCCTTTAACTCCAGACATACGAGCACAAAAAGATGAGCGTCTAGCAGCTTTCTTTGGGCTTTTAGCGGCAGCTTTAGCACTTACTGGCGCCTGAAGATTTCCACCTGTGGCAGCGTTATATTTAGCTCTTCCAGCAGCGGTTAATCCCCCAGAAGGATTTTTGTCTTTTTTAGTCATTACCACGGATGGTTTCTTTTTCATTATGCACCTGGCCAAACGATTAATGGCAAAGAAGCCATGAATGTATCTTCGTTGGGAATATCTCCCCCTGCATCAATTGCCATATATTCAATATAAACATGTTCCCAAACTTGGTCGCGCCATGCAACAAATGCTTCAGCTTCAGAATGCCATTGCACGTTAGAGGAACTAACATAACTCGCAATGCTTTGAGAATTACTATAGCCACGACTTTGAGCAGTACTATCAAGTAATGCACCAACTTTTCTGTCAATATCTGACTTAAAGGTTTCTACATCAAACTGTCGTTGATATTGAGGAATTTCTGCCTCAAGTTCTAATTCACTTGGTCTTTCAATGTTTGGAACATTCCATTCATTTATTAAAATTTCATTTTCAGGTTTTCTGAAGGAAACATTACCTAATTCAATTTGACCTGGATATTTACATTGAACAACATCAATTATATTCATACTCATCATCTTCTCCTTCTTGCAACAAGGTTTCCATATCCAGTCATAGTACCAGCAGAAAAAGTTGCTCTAGCTGATAAATATACTGTTGTTGTGCTAGCAATACTAACCCTTATTGTGGGCGCACTAAAAGACATCGCATTAAAAAATATCGAAGTTGAACCTAAAATTCCAGTAACGCTAGAGTCGTTAGGCTTAGTTGCTGAAGTCGTACTAGTCCAAATTTTTCCAGCTGAAAATGTAGCAATATTAGTAGGTTCTAAATAAACATTACCATTTACATCCCAATCACCAGCCGTTAAAGATATGGTTGTTATATTAGTATCAGTGTTGGATGTTATTGAAACGCCTGAAGACTGAGGAACATTTGATGAAACATATTCTCCAACATACCCAGCAGCAGCATTATCATTTGTAGTTGTGCCTACAATCCCCTGCGTAGTAGGGCTGAATGTTAAACTCCCAGCTGTCCAGTTGCTATTAGTTACACCTGTTCCACCCTGATTTACGGGAATTGGCAAAGTTAGATTAGTGGGTATGCCTATTAAATCGTAATATTCTAAAACAATAATAATACCTGACCCGCCAGCGCCACCAGCTTGACCTCCAGGACCAGCCGTCCCAGCAGTCCCTGCAGCCCCTACGTTGTAACTATATGTAGATGATGGCGATGTTATAAATGCGTTAATACAAGCTCCAGCGCCACCACCGCGTCCTGTTTGACTATTAGCGCCTCCTGGATTTGATGCTCCAGCCCCACCAGAGCCAGAATTAGCTGCAGCGCTTATACCCACGACATTTCCTAATGCCGTGGCTCCTGCATTGCCGCCAAAAAAAGCTGATTGGCCACCTGCGCCACCAGTAAATAAAAAGGTTGTAAGAACCCCTTCTCCTTCTAACGAAGCATTTCCAGTAGAACCGATGCATCCAAAACCAATCGCAGGAGAATTCAAAGTAAAAGTACCGCCAGCACCACCAGAAGTTCCGGTTGTTCCTGCGCCCCCGACTCCGCCTGTACAAGTAAGCAGCGAAGACCCAAAAGTACTTGTACCTCCAGTTCCGCCAGTGGTTCCATTATTATTGTTACCACTGCCGCCCCCGCCACCACCGCCACCGCACATTAAAACTTGAATATATTTCACTCCTGAAGGCAGAGTATAAGTTCCGCTTCCAGATGTAAATTTCTGCACTGTAGGAGGCAAGACCGCATATGTTTGTTGATTAGTAAATCCTTGTGACATTATTGTCTCCTAGCTATGCAAAAAGTTAATGCTTAAAAAGTTTGTGACACTATTGTCAAGCGTGGTTCCACCGCCACCACCTAAATTACTAAATCCATACACACTTACTGTATCACCTGCTGTAAACTTGTATACAGTTCCCGCATTAAGAGATAAAGATGTAGAGTTATAAGCGGTAGGCGTAATAATTTGCTGAGCTATAACCGTGCTATTTTGTCGAATATCAATTTGTATGATTGCACTTGCGCCAAAATTATATGATGTTGTTTTAATGTTAGCGTTTACAGTGTACCAACCTGTTGTAGGAATAGTATACAAACCCGTTGATGCGCTATAAGCACTTGCTGAATCATTAACGACATTTGAATATTTTACAATTGCTATGGAGCCGATACTTGTATTAGCTGTGTTTACATAAAATGTACTTGGAGCAACCGACGTTCCAGTCCCGCCATTACTAATCGGCAAAGGCAATGTTAAGGTCGTAGGAATGCCTAAAACTTCATAATATTCGTAAATGATAATAATGCCTGCAGCTCCCGCGCCACCTGCTGCTCCATTTGTGCCAACAGTGCCTGATGCGCCACCAGCGCCAACAGCATAAGAATAAGTTGCAGATGGGTTTGATATGACTTTTTGACAATAACCCCCACCGCCGCCTCCAGATGATGCAGTTATACCCCCGCCCGCATTAGTACCACCAGCGCCACCACCACCGCCGCCATAACCATAACCCGCAACTCCTGCACCGCCGCCATTAACACCACCTTGTCCGCCCCCACCATAAATTGAATTTCCACCGCATGGTGCATAATTATTTGTTGGGGTGCCTAAACTCGAATTTCCCGGGACGTTTGTAGCAGATGTTCCGCCATAACCATTAATATCACCACCTGAGCCGACACCGCCGGTTGAGCCCGTATAGCCGCCTCCAACTTGTGCAGCTAATCCACCACCCCCGCCTGTCGAAGATAATGAGCCAAAACTTGTTGTTCCTCCAGTAGCGCCATTCGTCGCACCTGTAGAACCCCCACCTGCACCACCACCGCCGCCACCCACTAATTCAACAACTAAATATTTTACCCCAGCTGGCGTAGTATACGTTCCAGAACCAGAGGTGTATTTTGTTATAGTTGGGGCACTTGTTGCATATGTATATGGATTAACAAAACCTTGTGACATAATTATTCCTTAAGTATTTTCTACGCCAAATATATTAAATGAACAAGTTGCTAAAGTATTGTATACCCTAACAATGTCTCCAGCGCCCAAGGTTATGCCGATTGTGGTCGCAAAACTATTATTGCCTGATATTGCAATATCATAATACAAGTATTGCGCAGGAGTATCAGCAGCGCCATTTACTGCAACACTAATTCTAAAACTTGTTGCAGTAGAACTTTGGTTTGCCACAGTAATTGTTGAAACTGTTGCCGTTGTTAAAGCGGGAACAGTATAAGCTGCTGTAAGAGTTGCAGCACTTGGTTTCGATTGACCTAAAATCTTGTAAGTTGTTGCCATTTTAACCACCCATCAAAAGGAAAGAGAAAGCTGCATCAGCGCCGCCAGCAGCATTTTGGAAACTTGGTAACGCGCCAGCACCGTTGCTCGTTAAAACTTGCCCTGCTGTGCCAACACTAGCAATACTTTGTTGCGCACCCGTACTAGTAGTGCCACCACAAATTACCGCATAGGCTGTTGCTGTAGTTCTACCAGACCCTCCCGAACCTACAGGCAGTGCATTTGCAAGGGTTGTGACGCCAGCATTACTAATGCTTAATGCTGTTACAGGAATCACCGCCCCATTAGGTGTAACCATTAACTCCAATTTTCCGGGAGCAGAGCCATCAGCCAAAGTTCCAGTGCTATCAGCACTGAAGCGTATTTGACCAAAAATACCGTAATAACTATTTAACCAACCCGTAGCATACATGCTATACAAAGGCATATTCGCCGTTACTGTTGCATGAGCGGAAGTGTCAGAATTACTTCTAGCTGCGATTTGCAATGGCTCTTGTGTGGTTGAATGTTTGTGAATTGTGACCATCGCAGGAGCAGTATTGCCAATATCATTGACACGGAATCGGGAATTAAATGCCACGCCATCAATTAAAATATTTCCTACTTCAAGACCTGGGTCGCCAACATCAACATGACCTGTGCCATTTGGCTCCAGGTATAAATTGCCGTTAGTTGTAATAGTGCTAATTGTGTCCGTGTTAATGTTAATATCATTAATTGTTACATTAGTCATAGTCGGAGCGGTATCACCAACAAACTTCCCTGTGCCAGTTTGGCCTGCTAGACTTGTATTTACTGCATTATTAGTTGCCATATCGATTCCTTATGCTACAGTGATTGCGCCCTGGGGTCCTGTAATGACTGTCCATTGATTGTCAACCGTGATACACAATAACTCTATACTATCAAACTGCTGTGTACTTTGTAGATATCCGGTCACTCCAATGGTAGTTGCACTTGACCCAAAGAAAATTTCTTGCCCAGCATTTTGCGCAATCTTCCATCCACCAGCACCTTTGCCCGCTATTGACAATGTTGTGCCTAAGGCCGCTGTGGTCGGGAGGGTCAAGCTGACTAAGGCAGGGTTATTTGTGATATAGCCGCTGTTTGCCGCCATAGCCTGACTTGTGCCTGTAACTTCAGTCCAGGTATATCCACCACCGCCACCACTAATCGTAATTGTGCCCGCACCATTGGTAACAGTAATTCCCGCAGAGCCTGTAATTGTTGCAGGAACTGGAGTTGCACCAGTTGAACCAATCAATACTTGGCCATTGGTCATTGAACTTGTCCAAGCTGGCACGCCAGTGCTATTAGTAACCAATGTAGCGCTATTGGCAGTTGCAAGACCACCTACAGTATTTGTTGCAGAGCTATAAAGCAATTGATTGGCTGTTGTTGTGCTTGGATAAGTTGCTGAAGTGAAGGTATAAATTGAGCCATTACTTTGTGCTAAAGTGCCATTTGCGCCAATGCTTGTTGCTCCTGTGCCACCATAACCAACAGCAATAGTATTACCTTGCCATGTACCTGAGCCAATTGTACCTACGCTTGTAATATTCCCTTGAACTGCTGTAGGTAGCGTGGAGCTAATGCTTGGAACGCCGCCAGCACTTGTAATTAACACTCCATTGTTAGCTGTGGTAATCTCACTAATAACGTTATTTGCAGAGCTAAAAAGTAGCTGATTAATAGTAGTGGTATCTGGATAGGTTGCAGTAGTTGCAGCCCAATTTATTCCATTAGCCCTAATAATTGTGCCTGTTGCTGTAGCGGTATTAGGATATGCAGCAGTAGACCAGACAGGGATGCCCGCATTTTGTGACATCAAAGTTCTGTAATTTGCAGCTGGATTAGCCAGCATGCTTGGAACACCAGTATTATCTGTAACTAATACGGAGCCATTTGCTCCAGTTAATCCACTTACAGCACTTCCTGTGGTTGCGTAATAAGTGATTTGATTTGCTACACCTGGATTGACTTGGCCGCTTGCGGTGCTTGTATTTGTGATTGTAATACTACCTGCACCATTTGTTACAGAAATTCCTGTTCCAGCTGTAATAGTCGCAGTAGATGGTTTATCGCCTGTTTTTCCAATTACAAGCTGACCATCTGTCATGCTCGAAGTAAAACTTGGAACTCCTGAAGCGTTTGTAACTAAAGCAGCGCTATTGGCTGTAGTAATTTCACCAATTACGTTATTAGCTGAGCTGTAAAAAATTTGATTATTTGTGGTTGTTGCTGGGTATGTTGCAGTAGTCGCAACCCAATTAGTGCCATCAGCCCTTAAAATCGTACCAGTTGCTGTAGCAGTTGCAGGATAGGTTGCAGTAGTCCAGGCGTATTTTGTGCCGTCAGATTGTGCTAGCTGTCCGCTAGAGCCTAATGTGTTGGTATTGGTACCGCCTCGCGATATGCTTAATTGCCCAGTCCAGCCTAAAGTCATTGAAACGGCTTGCAATAATGCTGTATTGGGTGATCCACCAAGCGTCATAGTTACGTTAGCATCATCAACTTCTGTAAGCGCTGAAGGTGTATAAGGAGAACCAAAGCTTGCCCAAGATAATTGACCAGCACCATTTGTAACTAAAGCCTGATTAGATGTTCCATCAACTTGGGGCCAATTTAAACCGTCTAAAACGATGCTGCCTACAGTGTTAGGTGTAATGACAATGTTGCCTCCCACGTTAGTGGAAGTGATTGTGTTGCCATTGATATTGATATTATCAACTTGCAACTCAGATATGTTGTAAAGCTTGTCGGAAGAGTCAAGAGAAGCATTTGTGCTTTGCACCCAGTAAGTTCCATCGCTTCTTAAAATCTTATTAGCTGGGCTTGCAGAAGGCAATAAAGTGATGTCAATTTGCAACTGCTGAAATGTAATTGGGCTTGTTCCAATAACAAAGGGACCTTGCGAGTTTTCTTGAAATACAAGACCTGCATTTTGTGTTCCTTGGGTAATTGCAATAACACCTAAGTAAACAATTTCAGATGACTGATTATAATCGTCAGCTCTTGTCAAAACCCAATTAGTTGTTCCACTTCCGATATTGGTTACAACATAAATTCCGTTTTCAAAAGTGTTGATTTGATTTTTGATTAAAACTCTATCATCTGCAACTAAAGTAATGCCATCGATACTTAATACTATTTGTGCTCCAGCATTTGTAAGGGTTGCCCCTACGCCTGCTACGCCATTCGCATATGTTGCGGTTAATGCCGCAGTTGTTGCAACACGGCAACTTGTGTAAGTTGTAAAACCTTGGGCAATTAAAATATATTGCAAAATGTCAGCGAGAATATATTTAAATGTTGTCCCGTTAATAGATTGCGTTGTATTTAACGGATTAGTAGCGGGTATTTCAATGTCGCCGTTCGGCAACCCACCGTTGACAAGCTGACTAATAGGAATCGACATGTCTCACCCTTAATTTTGGTAGTTTTGTATCACTTGGAATTGCACTGACACAAGCGCGCCCCCAGTATCGTTAGTAATTAAGCTAATTGTATCACCCGCCTTTACTTGCAAAGCTGGAGGATTCAAAACTGATGTAGCACTAGCAAAAGCTCCAGCAGGAACTGCCGCGGTTGCGGTCGTGCTAACAAACACATTTTTGCCCGATTGATAACTAAATATAGCAATCCATTTGGGAAAATTGTCAGGCACAGTAATGCTTTGGGCTACAGTTGCCGCTAATAAGCCATTTTGAATATCATAGCTTGGCTGTAAACCAAAACCATTAATTCCAGCAACAGTGCCATTTATATCTCTTATAACATTGTATTTTGTAGACATTTTAAATTCCTTATTAAGCTATACCCAAACGAGCGTCCGCAGTGTAATGATATTTCAAATAACCATTGATAGTTGCATTGGGTGGAGATGCGCCATAAGTTACACTGTACAGCGGGCCTAATGCTGGGGCTATATAATTCACGCCTGTGCTACTTAATCCGTTTTGCGTCCAAGTGCCTATTCCTACATTACCATTAACAACCAAGGCCCCTTGATTATAACCTGTAGCATATACGTTGTTTGCAGTGCCAGCATTATTATAAATGGTAACGATGGGACTATTAGAATTTTTATTAACAACATATCTTAAGCCAAAACTACTGTTGTTTAATACCAGCTTAGAATTATTATTCCCGCCAAAAAACTCTGTATAAATCATCTGCCCGCTAAGTTGCTGGATTAAGGCTCCTGCATCTGTTGAAGCAGAAGGCAATACACTAACTGGCATCGATTTTTCATAATATTGCTGAAGTGCTGTTAAATTCTCGCCAAAACTAGACGCCTGTGGGCGTGTTGATATGTAGCCATTTTGCAATGTGCAATACTCAAACGTACAACCTACGCCAGCAGTTAATTTACTAACACTAATTAAAATAGCGCAATATTTTACTGAAGTAGCGGGAGTGGCATCATTGTATTCCCAGCCATTGAAATTATAAACTGGCACATTTGCCGTTTTTAAATTGGCTGTTGCGGCTCCAAGCCCACTTCGTGGCACTTGATACCATGTACCATGTACGCCGCCGCCACCAACTGTAGCAACGCCTGTTGTGTTATCCACCGCGCTAACTAAGCTATAATAATTTGATGCTTTTAAATCTGGAAGATTCGCATCAAAAGTATACCAAATACTTACATTTGCAATCACATCAACAGTAGATGCAAGTGCTCCACCTGCTTTTAATTGTACACACAAAGGCGTAGATAAAATATTTTGAACTTCCGCGCCGCTAAAATATTTAACAATAGCAAAACTAGTATCGGCAGAAGGTGTTATTCCCATTCCAGCATTGTTAAATGCACATGCAATAGAGCTATTAACGTTTTGAAAAATAATTGTTTCATCTGCAACATAACGTGATAATCCGGGTGTATTTGATGCAGCCGCAACTGTGGTGCCAAGCTCTTGGCAAGGGTTGGTTGTCCAATTCCATCCTAAAGTATAACTAGGAATGGGTTTGTATTCTAATTCTGGCTTGTAATACCAAAAGGTTGCATTTGTTTGCTGAGCATCTGTTGATTGTACGCTAGAAACCAGGGATGTAGCATTTTGTACTGTTACGCCAAATACGCTTGTAAATTGAAGAGTGCGATTTGATGGTACATTAATTACCATGTCAATATAGCCAGTTTCTGGAGAGACATTATTTGTAACGTCAATTAAAACCGGGGCACCAGCTACGCCTGCAAGTAAAGTAAATTGATTGTTATTACTAACTTGACCTGCTAAAACTTGTTTTGATGAGCCTGAACTTGTCGTGTAATCAATCGTAATTGTTTCAGCTATATTGTCAGTGCAATTAGCTAAAACAGCAACACTTAAATAATTGTTTTCAAAAACACGTGGTGAATAACTTAATCTTTGTATTAATTTTATTGGCGTAACACCTGCATCACTGTCAATTTGCAAGTAATAGCTAGGGTTCGTGGTAACATCGCTTGAAATAACGCCTTGACTTAGTTTGAGGCTACCAGTGCCCGCATAAAAAATAGACCAGCCAGGCGCTATTTCTACACTTCCCGCACCTGATACAGTGATTTCATAATATGTTTGCCCGACGGTGTTCACAAAATTAACAATAGAAAATTGTGGGTTGGTAAATAAATTTAATGAACTTTCAAATACATCACTTGGGCTTGTGCTTTGAATTAAGTTTGGCGGCCAACCTTGGCGCGTGAATTGCAAGACAGAGCCTTGGACGCTAGGGTCGCCACTCCAAACACGCACAAAATAAAGCTCTACTTTGCCTTGCGCATCGTATGGATATAAAAACGGTATGATGTCATCACCAGTGTCGTCTATAAATGTACCAACGCTTGATAAAACTAACGTTGAACCAAGGTTAGTATAATCCCAAGTATTGTTTACAAGGGATTGTTTATAGACGTCTTTAGGTACAGTAAACGCAGGGTCGCTGAAGAACTGAACATAGCCGCCAGCCAATGGAAAGCCTGTGTCTTTATTTACAAAGTACTCTTGCAAAGGAAAGCAAGCAAAGTACAAAGGATTGGGTGTAGGTGTGGCCATATTAAGTCCTTTTTTTATTACATCATTATGCTATTAGTTCGCTAGATTTACAATTAGCTTATTGTTCAAATTCGTTTTGAGGTTGCTTGTTACCCCCATAAAGCGATCTTAATAATTCAAAGCCAAATACACCTTTTCCAGCGCGTTCTAGTTTTTTCAAGGTGCCTTTATCTTTTATGATTTGATGTAAAGGCTGCAGCTCTGGATTGGCTGACCTTAATTTTCTCATAGATTCAGAGGATTCCATGGTTCTTTCAAGCAAAGATTTAGAGATTTTTTTATTGGGGCCAATTGCTTTCATAACTAATGGATCAGAATATGTTTCCATTAGCTCTCTATATTTGCCCATACCTTCACGTATTTTTTGAGCAATACTTTCAACACCGCTTTTATTAAAATGGTGTTCGATATAATTGTTGATTTTGTCTCTTTGTTGTGAAACAACTTTGCCCATATCTTGTTCAGCTATATTTTGGCTTGCATTTAATTTTCTAGCGCGATTACCCAAATAAGATTGTAATTTTCTCAATGATTCATAATTGCCAGATTTAGCATTTTTAACTAAATCTCGTACCGCTTCTGTTTTTTCTACTTTGGGGGCAAGCTCAGACCAAAAACTTTTGTCTAGCGGTGTTCCTTTGCCTGTTTTTAAAACATCAATTCCTAATTCTTTTGCTTCTTTTCCTGCTTGTTGTAATAACCCAGTTGCATAATTTTTTGCAGCACCATAATTCTTCATTAGCACTTTTCCTACATCTTCGCTTGTAGGGGTTATAAAAGATGCTTTTGTTAAACGAGATAATGGTTTTGCAGCCAGCCCTGCGCCAGTGAAAGCTACATCTTCAATTGCTGATAATGCTCTTTCACCAAGACCGCCTTTTTTTTCTAATGCGCCAGCAAATCCCGCTCCTAATAATGGTGCGGCTATAGCCATTTCGGGAAGAGCTGCTACACTTCCGGCTACAATAGGTGCGGCAGCAGTGATATTACCAGCTAAGCTACCTAAACCGCGACCAACAGTTTCGCCAAATGATGTGGTTGGTGTCTCTTGCGGTAATTCTTTTGGTTGTCCGCCAAATAATTGTTGAATACCTCCAAATCGTTCTTTGATTTCACGAGGGTAGGCATAGCCAAAACCCTTAACGAGTCCAATATCACCTAATCCACTAATAGCTTGACCTGCGCGAGATAATGCTTGACCGCCTGGCATTTGCATTAATCTTTGTAGATAGCCTTGAGCTTCAGGTTGTGCAATTTGTTGCTGGGGCTCACGTGATGAGACTTCTGATTGTATGCGTTCACGACGTTGTAGTTCTGCTATTATGTCTTCTTTTGTTGACTTTGCCATTTTAGCCCCCGAATTCTTGCAACATTTGTTTTAATTGCGCTGTTGGTATTTTAGATAAATCGGTTTTTGTTTCTTTTTGTTCTTGTTGTTTTGCTTTAGGGGAAAGACCTTCAAAATATTTGACCTTTCTAGCAGGAACTGCCGAGGCTGATGCTTCGCGCATTTGATTAATAACATCAACAAATTGCCTGTCCGCTTCAGTTAATACATCATTAGCAAAAGCATATTTACCTAAAAAGTTATCAAGATTTTCTGGTATTCCAATATTAGAAAATGATTTTTTAATTTGATTTAATGCGCCGAGTGTATTAGAGCCACCAAGTGTTGCATTTTCTTTAATAGCCGCTGCAGATGATAATTTTTTAGCTACAATCAAATTTATCAATCTTTGTTTTGCTTCAGGGCTAGATTCTTGGTTATAAATATCCTGGGCTAATTGTGTTGCACCACCTTTGCCTAAATATGGGGCAGACCCTGTATTCATTTTTGGCAATGCATAATTAAATGATGCGCCCCCGCTCATTTCCTTGGCTTCTTCAGAAGTTGGGGGAGCAGCTATACCAATAGGCTTACCTTGCTCATCAGTAACATAGCTTTCGCCTGTTTTTAGTTTTGCGCCACCTACAGCACCACCTTGGCTAAATGTAATGTTACCTTCTTTATCAACTCCAAAACTCATTCCTGCTGGACCTGCAGCAAGCCTTGAAGCATAATCTTGTGCTAGTTTTGCTTGGGGTGATTCTGCGCCATAACGTTGTTGAATTCTTTCTTGCCCCATAAAAGCTTTTTCTAAAGGACTTAAACCGGTCATTGAAGGTTGCATCGCTTTTGCTCTTTGAGCTTCTAATAATCTTAATTTTGCTTGTGCTTCTGGTTCAGCATATTGCACTTGCGTGCCTAACATTTTATTTGACAGTTGTTTAGCCAAAAAATCTTGAGCCATTTGTTTAGGTTGGGTCTGCATTTGCATGTAGTTACCCAGTCCTTGCATAATAGCTTGCTGCAAATCTGGCATCGCACCCGCTTCTTCAGGTGTAAATCTAGGCATTGTAGGAAAATTTATCGCCATTTTGTCACCTATTTAAATAAATTTGTTAATGCGCCAAATGCGCCTGAACCGCCAAGAATGCCCATCAGACCTTGCAGAGCTTGTGAAATCCCGCCAGAACGTTGTTGGTTTTGTAAAGCTTGTGACATACCAGCCATGCCACCTTGCTGCGCCATGATGTTTCCTAGCATATCAGCGTAGTTTGTGCTTGCACCATAGCCCATTCTGCCAATATCGCCCATGCCTTGAAGGCCAGTGTTATACAATCCCATCATGCGACCCATGTAATCGCCAAAGTCTTTTTGTGATAGGGTTCCAGCAACATCAGCAGATTGTAATTGAGCCATTGGCGTGCCAGTCATGCCACCTGCTGCCGCTTGGTTTCCAGCCGCGCCCAATGCTTGTTTCAGCGCAGATTGAAATCCAGGGCTTTGTTGATAGCCTCCAGCAAGTTTATTGTAAACATCACCAGTAGATCCTGTAAGTTGGCCATATTGGCCCATCAAATCACCAAGTGCCGATTGACCTGCTTGCATGTAAGGGCTCAAATACTTTTCAGTGGCTCCTGGTATTTGTCCATATATTTTGCTTGCAGCATCGTAAGGGCTTTTTTGTTTGCCAAAAATATTGTAAAGACCGCCGCCTAGGCCAGCAATTCCAGAGCCCATCGACAGTTGATTAAGTAATTGTGTAAGTTCTGAAAAATTCTGTGCCATGATGGTTCCTTATGGGGTGTAGGGTATAACTTTAAATACAGGGCTTCCGCCAACGTTTATTGCAACTTTAACCTGATTAACTGTTGTGTCATAAACCATTGTGCCATAAGCGCAAGTTTTGCGTCCTTGTATATCTACATTGTTTTGTACTACTAATATATCAGCGGTGGTAAGTGATGGCAAAACAACTCCCTCACTTCCAAATAATCTTTGCAAATTGCTTATTAAAACTTGACGAAAAGTAAGTTCATCATCAGTCGGAAAACCTTTATCATCAACCATTTCGCCCATGTGTAAATTAGGTATCCGTGTTACATTTCTATCACTTACGGTTGTCATTGATAAACCTCCAAAACTCCATCAGTACAAACGAAACGACCAAAACCACTGAATCTAAGTTGGAATGTAGCATCGTTGACTATTCCTAAACGTTGGTAAATGAAACGCGACTTGCGATGCCCTGTTGGATTCATGTTTAAACGCCAACTTGAACCAAAAGATTCGCCACCATCACGAGAAATGCTTAAGTCAACAGCTTCAGAATAATTTACAACATATTCAGTTTGCGCTGTAGTTGCCTCAATGCCTATAGGGTTGCCAGATTCTGTTGTGATGTCCACATAAGATTCAGTAGCAAGTATTTGGCCTAAGGTGTTAGATTGAACTGGCAATAATGTCTTGATGTTTTTCTGACCATTTTCAATGGTAAAACCTAAACTTTTAGCAATAAAATAGCGCTGTGTTGGAAGTCTTACAGGCGGTGTAATCCTAATGCGTGGTATTTCTTTTGGTGTAGCCGCGCCATTGATGGTGTAAATTGCGTCACTATATTGTGTTCCAAATCGATATATATCACCGCCATTTAATGAAACAAAATAATAATCATTACCAAATAAAACAACTTGTCTTGCAATATGATAATTTAACTTCTCATCAGATACGTTAAAAAACAAACCTGTATTAAAGTCATACGCATAACTTATATTGTCATCTGGGAATGTAAATTGGTATATCATATGTCCGTCTTGGCGAAACAAAAATCCAGTGCAGTTCGATGGATTGGTTAAATTGGCAAGCACATATGAAATACCATCTGTCGAAATCATTTTAGTTTGGCTGCCGGTCGCATACATAATAATCGGACCTGATTGCTCATTAACAGCAAGCCATACGATTAAATTGTCTAGCTCAGCAATACTAGATGCATTTAAACAACCATAATCCACATTGTAAGTTGTTCCACGCTGATAAGGGAATAATGCCGCGCCTACGTCTTGCCAGCTTTCAGTCACGTTTGTACCCATCACTAAAAGATTGTTACCGCCTCCAGGAACAGGTATTGCTGCTTGTGCGCGTGTTGGTTTTGTTTGAATAGAGCCTACAAGCTCGGGGTTCGATGCGCCAATAGGCCAGCTAAAAGCATTATTAAAACCAGAAAGAATCCAATAGTTAGTATTTTGACAAGCTAAAATAAATCGACCATTTTGAAATGATATATATCCTGGGTTGCTATAAATTGTGTAATCATATTGGGCTGCTGTTAATTGCACAATATTACTGTCAGTCAACCAATTATAAACATAAACATAAACGCCATCAGTAATGCAAATTTCTGCATTATTATTTTCTGCTATGTAAACATCACCATCATAAGTTTGTAAACTTCCCCTAGAAAACGCTTGAAGTTGTCCTGTTGTAGTATTTTGAGTTATTTTGTAAAAATTGTTACCTATAACAGCAACCATTAATTCGCCATTGAATGTCGTATAAATCCCTCTTCCTTTTTCAGAGCTATTTAAAACAACAGCTGTAGCATAACCAGCGTAAGGCACAAGAAAGTCATCGCTTACAATAAAGTTCCAGGTTTGTTCTTGACTTATTTTTGGATAGCGGCCGAAATTAGAGCCACCTACTATTTTGAGAGGCACATCTTGTATTTGTTGTATGGCATTAGGTGCGGGCATATTACTCTCTTATAGTAAATAATTAATACTAAATAATTAGAATGGGAACCATCCCTTGCTCAGATTTATAGCCTGCCAGTCAAATGGGCTTCTTCCTGGGAAGAATGTTGTCTTACTAATAGATAAATCTGGCGGGCTAACATCTAGTATTTTTGCTTCATAAGCCCGTAATTTTGCTTTTGACTCATCTGGAAATGTTGCGCCATAGTCTGAACAAATATATTCAGCTAATTGATAACGCAAGAATTCGATATAGTAAGGGTCATATTCTAATGACAAATCTGTATCAAGTGTTACTTCATCTAGCCCAAATTTACCACTTAACTTCATAACATAATTGCCCTGTGGCAAAAAGTATAAGTAAATTCTCATGCCACCTTTTTCACGCTCAGGGCGATATGAAAATGGCAAGGCTTGTATGCCGTCAATTCGGCCTGTATCAAAGAATTCGTGTCGGGTTAATTGTCGCATAGGATAACGCACATCCCCGATGTTGTAAGTTAATGCATCTACATAAAGTAGTTTTTCAATAAAATATTCTTCTTGCCCTGCAACTAAAGTTATTGCGTCGCGCTTGAAATACGGAATTTCGCGTAAGTCAGTCGATTTGAATTGCAAAAGCGCATTTAGAAGAAACAAACCGTCTTCAATTTGTTCACCTGAGACGGTCTGTAATTGTCTACTAACTATCTGAGACAGATAGTACGCACGAGTTATAAGCATTCGAGCTGTATACGCCATAATATCTGCCTCCTATAGATTAAATTGCGAACTGATAACCGCCAACATTAATTGCAGCAGCAGCAGCGCCAGCACTCACTTTGTAATTAACTTTAGGATCGCCAGAAGCTAAAGTCGCAATACACAAGTCTTGGCTAGATACAACAACAGCGGCAACTTGGCCAGTGATAGTAACCATATCGCCAGTACCAGATGCGGGTTGTAACTTCAATGTCTGACTAGCAGCACTTGGAGTTAATGCAGAGCTGATAAACACAGGTGTGTTTGCAACTGCAGGAACAAAAGCACTTAAATCAATTGCTGTGTAAGAAGTTGCATTACCAGCAGTGATTGCAGTAGCTTGAGGTGCGTCATACATGAAGGTACGCCAGCTTGACTTGTCGTCAGTCCAGTAGCCTTTCAAGAATGTAGAACCTGCGCCTGTTGCAACATAGCCAATTAAAGCATAAGCACCATAGCCAAAAGGAAGCAAAGGTGTGCTAGAAGCAGAAATTATTGCACCAGTTACATTGTAAGCTTGTGGGTCAGCTACAACATAAACATAATATAAAGTGCTTGCAGCTAATGCGCCTGTGTCTAATCCATTCAAGCCATTTACTGCTGCATTAATTGTAACTGCAACATCTAAGTTTAACTGGAAGGTTTTGCTTGAATCTAAAATGCTTCCTACTGCAACATCTAATTGAGTGTTTGGAGTGGTTGCATTGTTACTCAATCCTAAGCCATAAGCATAAGGGAAGAGCGCCTGATTAAATGATTTGTAAACAGTCATGATTTTTATCCTCTTAAGTTTAAAGAGGCGGCTTTCACCGCCCTACGCTTATAATGGGAAACAGTAACGTAATGAGTTTTCAGCAACTAAGGTTGAACCCCAAATACAGTCACGTACATAAGCACGATTGTTAAGACCGAATTGAGAACCGAAGTAGTGACGAATAGATGCACCTGAATCTTCATCAATACTGGTAACAGTGGTATATGGTGATTCGTCTGGTAAACGTGGCATCGCTAAATAGAACTGGTCGCCTGACATCAAGATACCTGCACGGTGTGAAGGTACTGGAGTAACAGTCATGCCAGCTTGGATAGCGTTGTTCAAGTTTTGGTTTTGGTTAGCGGCTGAAACTAAACCAACATCATTGATGGTTTGTAATTGCACTGTAACACTGTTACCAGAACTTACAGCATCAGCAATAGCGCGGAACTGTACTGGTTGTTGACATGGTTGATGGCCAATAAAGGTCAAGAAACGCATGTTTGGTTTACCAGAAACACCATCGTTAAACTGGAATAAGTCGCCAGCTTTGATTGCATCTGCACTATTACCAACTGAAGCATCAGTGCTAAAAGTAATGCTTGTTACGTTTTGGCCTGTTGGGTCATTAGTAGAAACAACAGTTAACACGTTAGCAGGAGCAGCAGCTTCAGCAACAGCACCAGATACATGAACAGGTAATAAGTTTGACTCATACCAGTCAGAGTTAGCGAAACGACCTAACATCCAGCTTGATGCTAATTCATTGTTTCGGTCCATTGCAAATTGGTTTAAACCAGAGCCAACAATCGCAGGAATGTTTGCAACTGGTAAAATTGCCATCATTTTATGAGTAGCTGCACCAAAATCTTCAAAATTGGCTACTGATTGTGCTAATTGTGTAAAACTATTAATAGGTGTGATTCCGTCCCCATAGAAACGGAAAGGACCTGATTTATATTGGGTAGCTCCGAAAGTAGCTGCTTGTGGATCATTAACAGTTACGCCAGACACGAAGTTTTTAAGAATATCAGCTTCAATTTTAGAGCCTAATTCTTTCATGGCGGCCATACCGAATCTGTCCATATATTCTCTTACGTTGAAGATGAATTGTTGGTCAGTATATCCAGCACTTACGTTAGATGCTTGTGAGCAAACTAATGACTGTACACGTTGTACAGATGGTTGTTGTGTAATCACAAGACCATTGTAAGATGTGAACCGTGGGGTGGTGTCAAAGGTTACAGTATCGCCCAAGTTGCTAGGAGCTGTGGTATTAAAGTCTTTAAACTTTTTGTTGGACATGCTGATACCGACAAAGCTATTTAATAGCCAAGCCAATTCAGCCTTTTGATAGGTTTGAACTATCTGTAAGACGTTAGTAGGTGTAGAAGGCATTTTGGTCTCTCCAGTTAATAAAAAAAATCTTCTTAACTGGAAGGACAATAGCGAGTTTTTTAGCCTTTAAACATTTTTCTAAAATCACTCACCGACATAGAGCCATTGTCCATTCCAGCCGTAGGTGAAGGTTTCAGTTGAGAGTAGGGGTCACGAGCTTGAGCTTCTTCAGCTTTTGCAGACATATTTTGCTTGATACTTGCAGATAGCTTTTGCAAGTTTTTCTGAGCTAGATATGGCTGGTCTTGAATATCGGACAAGATTTGTGAGAGCTTGTGCGGATTATCCAAAACTTCTTTCATAATGTCGCCAGTGTTTTCCATGTCATTGACCATGCCAATAAAGCTATGGATTCTGGGGTCATTATAATTAAGCTGATTTAATTCTTGTTCGAGTCCAGGATATTGTTGTTCTGCCACCTGCATTTTTTGCACAAAGCTATTCACCATTTGTTGCTGTTTTAATTCAGCAAGTTGGCCTTGAATATGCTCTTGTGTCGCACGTGTCGCTTGCTCTTGAATCATTCGCTCAATGTCAGCTTGTGACAATTGCGCCATTCCACCTAAGCTTGGAGCCTGTTGTGGGGCTGCTTGTTGTTGCTGTTGCTGAGCTTGTAATTCTTGCATAGCTGCTAATCTCCCTTTTTCAAAAGCTTTTTGTTTTTCCCTTTTTACGACATCGGCAACTTGAATTCTATTGAACACAGGCGCTTGCAAATCGTCATTAGGAGCAGTTTCTTGCTCTTGTGCTTCAGGATTAGTGATTTCAGTATCAACAATATTCTCTACTTCTTCCATTTAAAACCCTCGTTTGACTTTCTGTCGGTGTCACCGTGATTCAATACATTTCGCTGTAAGGTTGCGCCCAGGATGCCGTTTGGGGACGTAATACCCTAATTATTCACTATAGAAACATTTTGTGTCAAGCACTTGCGAATGTTTCACGTGAAACCAGAAACAATTTAGCACGCTGTATGTTGTTTAATGCCTGTCTAATTAGATATGTAATATTTTTTATATGATTTTCGTTACCATAAATTTCCCAGTATTCCCCAAGAAAATTTGTCACTTCATAAATAGAAACTTTTCCATGACGCGTATGGCCGCAAATTAATAATAAAATACGGTATTCTGTTTCTCGAAGATAGGGAGCAAATTTATTCAGATATGACAAATCTTCGCATTGCTCAATTAAATCAATTAAATTTTTATCCATGGTTTCACAATTATGTTTCACGTGAAACATCTACTGTTCGTGATTCGCAAACCGCGAACAGTGAATGTTATTTTTTTTTCTTTTTAGATAAGCCTGCTTTAGATAAGGCTATGGCAATGGCTTGATTTTTTGGCTTGCCGCTTTTTATTTCTGTCTTTATATTTTCAGATACAACTTTGCGACTTTTACCTGATTTCAGCGGCATGATTTTTTTCCTTTAGCTTTCATGGCTTTAGATTCGTCTTTGCGAGCTTTCTTTTCCATCCCAACTTCGCCATAAGCTGTGCCTACTGCTCTCTTTTTCGAATAACCAGCTTTTTCCATAACTTTTACATTATGAGACATACCTTTAGGGGTGGCGGCTGCTTTCCCTTTTACAAGCATGCCTTTTTTTATTTCTTTTTTTACTTGTTTCATTTGCATTTCCCCTTCATCATTTTTTCATC